GCCACGAGGAGGCGCACCTCCAGGTTGTTCAACATGGAGTACAACATCTCCGACATCACCTTCACGACCTACGTGAAGGACAGGTACGTCAAGTGGGTGATGTACCTCGACGTCAACGTCGAGTCGCACACCTTGTTCAAGGAGAAGGACTTCAACACCACCACGTTCTCCTTGATCTCGTCCAACTACGCCGTGAGCGTGGACGAGATCTTGAACCTGGAGGTGGTGCTGCCCAACTCCGACGGGAGCTTCGACGACGCCGACAAGGTGAGGTTGAGGTGGATGTTGGAGGAGAAGATGTCGATCACCGACTTGGACAAGGTGCTCATCTTCAACAGGCTGGTGAAGGAGATCCAGATCCCCTACCAGAAGGAGGACAAGGACATGTTCCAGGCGATGGCCGACATCAACGCGGAGTACTCCAAGTTGGACGTGAGCAGCATGATAAAGAAGATGTTCAACACGGACTCCATGGACGTGGCGATGGACAAGCTGGACCAGTTGGTGGACAAGACGTCCTCGGGGACGTCGGAGGAGGAGGCCTACATGGAGGCGAACATGATCAAGACCGAGCTGATCCTGGAGACGGAGGCCGGGACCGCCTTGGAGGAGCCCGCGGCCGGGACCAAGACCAACATAATGAGGATGGCCGAGATCTTGATGAACCAGGACACGGCCATCGACGACGACACCTTGATCGAGACCTCCGAGCTCACCAGCGTGTCCTCCTTGGTGCAGAAGATGGTGGAGGAGTCGTTCGAGTCCATGGTGGAGGTGGACACGGCGAAGATGAGGAAGGTGTACCTGGCGGTCCAGGAGAGCACGGGCAACTTGGACGCGTTCCACAACATGCTGTTGTGGCAGATCAAGGACATCTTCGACTACGAGCTGTCGGACAACATGCAAATGTACTTGTACAACTTGGTGTTGAGCAAGAAGATGCCCATGGTCAACATCAGGCCCATCACGAAGTTCAGGGAGTACGGGAGGAAGGTGAGGAAGACGTTCAGCGGGGACTCCAGGTTCATGCAGTTGAAGGAGCCCAGCAAGGCGGTGTACGACGACATCTCCCTGTTCGTCTAGGTGAGGTTGTAGATGTAATTTAG